TCAGACGAAGAACTCATCGTCCGGCAAATCCAGATCGTAGATCGAGCCTCCGGCCTCGCCGTGCTGCGCCAGCGACACAGCGATGGCGCAGGCCACGGCACCGTCGATCCGCTCCCGTGCCTTGCCCTTGCTGAACAGCCGGTTGCCGGCCCGGTCGGTCTCCACCTGGATGTTGTCGAAGCACCAGCGCAGCACCTCATGCCCGCCGTGCTGGAACTGCCGCCCGATGATGGCGCGCTCCAGCTCCTTGATCGCCGGCGCCATCGTCACCCACCCCTGCCGCACCTCCACGGCCGGATAGCCGTCCTCGGTTAGCGTATTCAGCGTGGAGCGGGCCAAGTGCGGGTCGATGCCCACCGACACCACGTTGAAGCGGTCGCACAGGTCGCGGATGCAGTCCTCCACCGCGCGGAAGTCGACCACGTTGCCCGGGGTCGGCTCGATCAGCCCGTCATCGGCCCAGCGGACATAGGGCACCCCATCCCGGTCTTGCCGGCCGCGCAGGTTGTCACCTGGGCAGAAGAAGTGGGGCAGCACCGCATAGCCGGTGCCAACCCGCCAGCACGCCACCACCACCGTCAGATCCGAGTTGCTGGAGAGGTCCACCCCGAGCCAGCACGGGGCGCCCGCCAGCGCGTCGAGGTCGAGCGGCGCCGCGCCCGCGTCATAGACGGGCATCTCCACGAACGGGTCGGTCGAGTGGTCGAGCCAGACGTTCAGATGCAGTTGCCGGAACGCCTCCCGATCGGCCGGCCGGTTCTCCGCCTCGCGGGCAAGCTGGCGTAGCCCCTCGATGTCGGGGAAGCCGTGGGCCAAGCCCGGGTTGGCCCGGTACCAGACCGCTTCATCCCGCCAATCGGCATCGGCCGCCGTCTCGAACAGCACCGGCAGGGTGCCGGGGTCGTCGATCTCTCCGCGGGCGACTCGGCGGGCATAGTCTACGATGTCGTGGGCGACGTTCTGCTGGCCCCGGCCGGCCGTGCTGATGACGACGCACAGGGAGCCGGGCACCTTCACCAGACCGGTGCGGATCACGTCCCACAGGTCGCGTTTGGGCCAAGCGTGCAGCTCGTCCACCAGGGCGAAGGTGGGGGTGGTGCCGTGGGAGCGGGCCGCGTCGCAGGAGATGGCGCGAAGCTGGCACCCGCTTTTGGGATGTTCGATCCGGTGCCGGTAGTCGATGAAGCGCAGCCGGTCGCCGATGCGTGGGTCCTCTCTGCAGATCCCGGCAGCCTCCTCGAAGCCAATGCGGGCCTGTTCGCGATCCGACGCGGCGAACAGCGCCAGCCCGCCGGGCACCCGCTCCGGGCCGATGGTGTGCAGCAGCCCCAGGCCGGCGCCCAGGCTGGTCTTGCGGCCGCCGCGGGGCAGCAGCATGACGACGTTGCGGACGATCCGCCGGCCGTCCGGGTGGCGCGGGCCGTAGATGCGGCGGACCAGGCGCTCCTGAAAGTCGGCAAGCTGGAAGCCGCGCTTGCGCAGGGTCGATTTCGGGTGGCGCAGCACGCGCAGGAAGTCGACGGCGCGTTGCCCATAGCCCAGCGGGTCGGGGATGTCGGAGCCGTCAGAGATCCAGGCCGGAAAGGTCGTCATCGTCGTTTTCCGTGGGAGCGGCCTTGTTGCGGCTGGCCGGGGTCAAGCCCAGCTCGGCCGCCAGCCGGCGGCTTTCGGTCAGGGCCTGGAACATGGTCTGGAAGGCGGGATGCCGCCGCACCTCGCCCTTCGCGCTGGTGATGGTGTCGCCCTCGCTGGCAAGCGTCGCCTGCATGCGGCGCACGGTGCCGGCGGCCAAACAGTAGGCTTCCAGCATGGGCAGGTCTTCACGGGTCAGCGTCTTGCGGGCACGCAGGCCGGGCACCACCCGGCGCCATTCGGCCTTGGCCTCGGCCGGCAGCCAGGACGGGGCCGGCGGCAGCCGGGCCAGCCCGCCGTCGATCGCCTTCAACTCTGGTTTCCGTCCACGCATCGCCCCATCCCCTTATCCGATTTGCTCAATTCGCCTCTCTCGCGAGCGAGACCCCACACCGGTACCCGGCCCCATCCCAGGAAATTGGAGACCCCCTATCCCCAACCCCTTGCTATTCCTGCATTTTGCCGTGGGTCTTGCGATTGTGATGCAGCCGACAGAGCGTTTGCAGGTTGGACGGGGCAAGCCGCAGCTCGGGACGCTCCCGGATGCTGGCCTTGTGGTCCACGTCCACGCCCTCGGTCGATCCGCACACCACGCAGCCAGGATGCGTCTCCAGATGACGGCGACGCAGCCGGTACCAATCCGAGTCATAGCCGCGCTGGTGCCGGTTGGGCCGGGCGGCCTCGGCAGCCTTGGAGCAACGCGGGCACGCCCGGCCGGCAGGGACCAGGGCGCCGCATTTGCAGATGCGAGGGGGAGCGTACGGCATGCCGAAGCGGCCTCGTCAGCCCGGCGGGTTGGCGGTGGGGGCGTTGACCGGGTGCCCCAGGATCGCCACGGCCCCCAGGTTCGCCGCACTGGCGTTGCCGGCCGGGGTGACGGTCAGGCGCTGGTACCGCTTGCCGCCGACATAGCCCAGCTTGCGGGCCTTGCCGTCGTCGGCCGCGGTGAAGCCGGCCAGGGCCTCGGTGCCCACCAACAGCGCGTCGGGCACCTCCTCCGCATCGGACAGGTTCGGCGCGTCGCCATGCTCCAGCTTCACGGCGAAGGTGGCGTCCGCATCGGCCAGCGTGCCGGTGAGGATGACGAAGGTCACGGAGCCGAAGCCCAGCCGATCCACGATGGACGAGACGATGGCGGTGTTGTCGGTCGGCGCCGTGCCGGGCGGGATGACGGTGACGGGGTGGATGTTGCTCATCAGGTCGCGCATGGTCGCTCCTCCCTCAGTTCGCCGCGATGTGCAGCTTGCGCAGGGCTTCCGACTTGCGGACCCCGCCGGCCACCCGCTTGCGGGCATGGAAGCGGCACTTGCCCTTGGTGCGCTGCGTCAGGTCGTCGCGCAGCAGGGAGAAGCCCACCCGATCGAACACCCGGTAGCCCTGCGCGAAGTCGCCGAACACCAGGGGCACGGCGCCGCCGGCCACGTCGGGCATATCGGGCAGCTCCACCACCGGTCGGCCCAGGATGGTGGTGACGGGCGAGCCGGCCAGCCCCGACATGGACAGCAGGTATTCGCCTCCCGTGGTCTTCAGCTTGCGGATCGCCCCGAGCGTGGTCGAGTTCATCCCCCACACCGCGTTGGTGCGGTAGGGCGACGGCAGGGCGTGGAACAGGTCGATCAGCGAGTCGGCGGTGATCTTGGTCGCGTCGCCGCTCGCCACGGTGGGGATGGTGGTGTCCGACATGAAGCCCATCGGGCGCTTCACGCCGTTGCCCAGGACAAACGCCTCACCCTCGGCCTGCCCGAACTCTCCAGCCAAATCGCTGGCAACCTCGGCAAAGATGTCGACCGCGGCGTCCTCCAGGGTGGAGAACGCGACATCGACATAGGCCACGATCTCCTTCACCTCCCAGGTGGACTTGCCGTAGCGGCTGCCGGTCTCGGTGTCCTCCCGATCCTCCAGCTCCTCCACCCACGTCGCGGTGGGACGGCCGATGCGCTTGGGCAGCTCCACCGATCCGCGCGCCGTGTTGCGCACCGTCGCCAGTTGGCGCACGGGCGACCACAGGACGATGTTCTTGTCCACTTCGGCGATGAACTCGGCCGGGGCGAGGTAGCCGGCGCTGGGATCGTCGCCGGTACGCATCGCCTTCACCTCCGTGAACTCCATGCCGGCCGTGCCGTGACGGAGGTACGACTCGAACGCCTTGCGCTCCGGGGCATCGGTGCCCTTGGTCTCGGCGGGTGCGGTGCCCGGCCGGCGGAGCGTGGTCTCCACCTTGCCCAGCCGGTCGGTGATCGGTGCCAGCGCCGCGGTGATGGCAGCGGTCATCTTGGTCTCGACCCCGGCGACCAGCTCGGCCGTCTTGGTCTCCAGCGCGGCCAGATCGGGCGCGGTGGTCTCGTCTTCCATGGTGCTCTCCTCGGTGATGGCCGCACCTGCGGCCGGGGCAGACTTCACACTCAGCACCCGTGCCCGGCTCGATGCCGGCCGGCGCACGATGCTGACTTCCTGCAAGTTGACTTCGACCAGCACCCGCCGGCCGGTGGTGTCGCGGTGGGCCTTGGTGGCGACGTAGCCGATGGACAGCCCATCCAGCCGGCCGCCCCGCAGGTCCGCCAGCGTCGCCGGATCGGTGACGATGCCGCGGACCTTCAGGCCGATGTCGTCCTCTGCGGCTTCGATCCACTGGCCGATGGGCACGCCCTTGTGCTCGCGCAGCATGAGCGGCAGCCCAATGGCGAGGCTGCCGTGATAGGCGCCCGGCTGCACCACGTCGTTGACCGCATCGGCCGGGCCGCCGAACAGGCTGGCGTACCCGATCACCTCGCCCTCGGGGGAGACCTTCACCTCAAGCATCGGTCGCCCCCATGGTTCCGCCAGCGCCGCCGGTTGTCGGAGCGGGCGCGGTGTTGACCGGCCGCATGAAGGTCTCGCCACCCTCATAGCCGGGCATGTTTTCCTTCCCCCGCGCCTCGTTCGGGTTCAGCACGCCGCTGTTGATCGCCTTGCTGTAGGCTTCAAAGCGGGCGGCGATGTCGGCGCGGGCGATGTCGTTCACCTCAAATTCGAAGTAGTGGGTTTCGCGCTCCACAGGCGTCAGGAGGGTGATCGCCATGGCGTCACACCACAGCCGCAGGATCGGCAGCATGCAGAAGGTCAGGAACTGCTGCCCCATGCTCTCGGCATTGGCATGGGTGGCGCGGTCCATCTCGTTGACCAGATGCAGCGGCACCCGCCAGAAGCGGCTCACTTCCTCCACCTGAAAGCGGCGCATCTCCAGGGTCTGCGAGTCGACGCTGGTCAACTGGACCTGTTGGAAGTCCATGGCGTCGCTCAGGATCATGATCCGCTTGCCGGTCACGCCCTGGTAGAAGTTGGAGAACATGGCGCGGACCCGCCGGAACTGCTCCTCCCCCAGCGTCCCCTTGACCTTCAGCAGCCCCGACGGCTTGGCGCCGTTGCCGAACAGGGAGCCGCAGTGGCTTTCCAGGGTCAGGGCAAGGCCGATAGCCTCCCGGCCCAGCGTGACGGGCGAGGCGCCCTTGTGGACGTCCAGCCCGACGCCGCGGATGTGCAGGATCTCGGAGCGGTCATACTCGCGGGCGGGCAGTGCCGTGTTGCTGGTGCCGACCATGTAGACCGGCGCCATGGTGCGCGGGTCCTGGCGGACGGAGACGGCGCGGGGATCGAGCGGGATCAACTCCACCACCCGGCCGGCGGTGTCCCGGTTCACGAAGGCATAGGCGTTGCCGTGGGTGGCGAAGTGGGTTCCAAGCACCAGGCGGAACTCGCTGGCCGGCGTCCAGTCGTTCGCGGCCTTGGTCACCAGCGCGGAGACGGGATGGTCGGTAGCGCGCTCCCGGTCGTCGCCCGTCCGGCGGTACAGGTGCGGCGTCAGTTGCTCGATGGTCTCGGCAATGACCTTGATGCAGGCGAAGGAGACCGAACAGCGCATGGCGGACTCGGGCGAGACCGACACTCCCGCGGCCGTGGGCAGGGCGCCGCCGGTCAGCAGCTCATAGCCGTCGTCGCTCTTGCGTTCGGTGAAGAGGCTGTTCTTGATCCACCCAAGCATATGGCATCCACCACAAGAGAGAAGGCGGCCATATTCTACAGGATCAAGGAATTGTTTCCAGAAAATGCGATGAAATTCCGCTAATGTCCGCCGCTGTACGCTTATGTGTTTCTTTGTCCGATACAGCGAGTTCTAAGGGAACACATCATGAGAATTTCCAAAAATATCATCCCAGGCTTTCCTCTCGGCTTCTGAGCGGGATAGATGCCCGCCGAATTCCAAGATGGCTGCACGCTCTTCGAAGTCGTCCAGACGGTCGAGAGCGTCCGCATGTCCGGACAGCAGCCGGATCAACCCGGGCTTCTCCGCACGGACGGCGGAGACAAGAGCCGGCGGCAGGGGCGCGGGTGCCCGCAGACGGAGGTTGCCGCCGTCGAGGGAGACCGTACCTCCCTCGGAGCGCAGGGCACGCAGGACGGCCAGCGCACTCATATCGTCTCCTCCCATTCTACCGCCGGGGCGGGATCGTCCTTGACCCGCCGGATCTGGATTACCCGGCGACGCTCGGTCCCGCGTCCTTCGCGAAGGTCCAGAACGATCTCGATGCCGAGTGATCGAAGGGCCGGTGCCACGCGACGGAGCCGGTTGGACAACCGGGTGCCATCCTTCGGCCACGTTTTGTCCCGCGACACCTCCAGGGCCACCTTGAGGTTGATATCCGACAGAAGGTCCGTCGCCGTTCCGTTCCAGACGTCCCGGTCAGCCATCACCTCGAGCACGGCAGATGCCACGGGATCGGCCTCCACAGCCTCGGCTACGCCTTGAGCGCGGTTGGTCTCATAGGCGTCAACGAACTGGTCGGGCAGCCACGCGAAGGAGGGAAAGGCAGCAGCAGCCCACAAGGCGAAATCGGCCATGCGCGGCAGGCGGGAGAGTTTCACCGTGGCGCGGTTGCGCAGCGCGGTCGACACGCCGTCGAACAGCGCACCCAGGATGCGCGGCGCCGCGGCGTCGAACTCGGTCCAGAAGGTGCCCTCGGGCCGGCGGGCTTCCGCCGTCATCGCCGGCAGGGTCAGGGCAACGGCACGGTCGGCCAGATCGGGGCGGGATGCCAGCGCCGGAATGCCGTTCAGCAGCACCGGGCGGCACACGTCGATCAAGACTTCCTCGTTGTTCGTGTAGAGCGCCCGCGTGGCGAAGCCGCCCCCGGTGGCGATGCGGCAGAACCAATCCGACTGGTCGCCGTCGATGAAGGACAGGTTGTCGTAACCCAGCACCCAGCCGTTGCGCGCGGCCAGCAGTGCGTCCCGCTCGTCCTTCGGCGGGGATCGCAGGTCAGCGGCGTTCGGGTCGATCAGCCGGCGCAGCACGCGGCAGAAGGTGGACTTGGCCGCGCCCTGTTCGCCGTTCACCACCATGACGGGGAACGGCCCGTTGCGCTTCAGGCACGCCACGATCCAGGCGACGGCGAGTCGGAAGTCCTCATCGCTCCCGATGTTCAGGAAGGGGCGCAGCTCGGTAATGCGGCCTCCTTTCACCGGCACCGGCAATGGGCGCAGACCGGCCGGCCGGATGAAGGGTACAGGCGGGTGCGCGACAACCTTCCAGCCATCCGGCCCGATCACCACAGCGGACCAGTCGCTTGTCCCCAGGTCGATCACCACGCAGCCGTCATGCTCACCCACCCGGACGGCGGGCACCTTCTCCGGCCCGTTGCCGGCGATGGCCTCGATGCTGTTCATCGCGTCGGCCAGCGCTTGCGACGATGGCGAGCCGGGAATGGTGTGCTTCGTGTCGCCCTCGGCGATCACCTGTTGATAGCGGGAGCCGTAGATCTTCAGCAGATGACGGCGGTAGGCGATGGACCGGACGGCGAAGCTCTCAAGGTGCCCGTCTACCTCCACCGTGGCATAGGCGGCATGATCGGCATCCCGCCACAGCTCGCCCCGCGTCGCGCACAGGATCAGCCGGTCGCGCTGGGGAAGGTCGTCGTCGTCCGGTTCCGGTGCAGGCTTCCTGCTGGGCTTGGCCGTCGTCGGTGCCGGCGGCTCCCAAGGTGCGGCGGCCTCGATCATGGTGCGCAATGTGTCAACCGTGACCCCGGCCGGCGTTTCGTCGGCAAGGTCCCATCCGGTCGGCCAGTCGGTGGGCACGTCCACCATGGCGATGCTGGCGGCTCCCGCCTCGGTCGCCAGGGCGGCGACGGCTTGGCCGAACGCGGCGCCCGGCTCGTCTTGGTCGGACCAGATCGCCACCCGGCGGCCCGCCAACGGCGACCAATCCGTCTTGTGGGGTGACTTGGCGCCGTGCATCGGTGTAGTAGCAACCAACTCGGGGAACCGCTCGGCGGCGGCATCGGCGGCCTTCTCTCCCTCGGTGACGATCACCAGGGCGTCATGCCGGGCGGTCAGCTCGGGCAGCTTGTAGAGCGGGCGCGGATCGGGAATGCCCTTCGAGCGCCAACCGCGCTTTCCCTTGCCCAGGTCGCAGAAGGTCAGCGGCAGCACATCCTTGCCCGGCGTGCCATCGCTGGCGGAGAAGTCGAAGCGCGCCGCATAGCCCAGCAGCCGGCCGGCGGCGTCATGGTAGGGCCATGTCCGGGATGGCTCGCCATATTTGGGATGCTTGAACCGCAGCTCCGGGGCGTCATCGGGAACCGGCAGGATCGGCACCTTGACGGCAGTGGTCGCCTTCCCGGCCGGTTGGCTGGTGGCGGTTTCCTCGGGGGTCAACGGCGCGAACATGCCGGCGTGATCGTCAGGCGTCATTTCGTTCCCAGCATGTCGGCAAGGTTTCGGGCCGCCTCGGCTTGGGTGCAGCCGGCCAGGAAGGCGGCCAGGGACACCACGTCGCCGCCTCGGTCCCCGGTGGCGAAGTCGCTCCACTTGCCGGTGGTGAGGTTCACCTTGAAGGAGCCGGGCTTGTGGTCCGCACGGCGCGGGTTGAGCGCGACCCATTCCCCGCCGGCTCGGTGCCCGTCCGGGAGCCAACGGGCCACCAGCGCCGGCAGCACGGCCAGCGCATCGTCGTTGATCCGGTCGAAGTCGAGTCGGGCGCGCATGGTCAGTTTCCGGCGTTGCCGGCCAGCCCTGCCAGGAACTCGGCGGGGGACGTGGTGATGATCCGGCGGCGGCCAAGCGTGACGAAGCTGATGCGCTTTTCCTTCATCAGGTCGTACGCCTTGGATCGGCCGATGCCGGCCCCGAAGCAGAACTCCGAGACGGAAAAGCCCGCCTTCTGCACGGTCTGCGAAAGGCAAGGCTTGGGTGTTTGCGGCCGAGCATCGCCCGGCCGGTTGTTCAAATCCGCCATTTTCAGATCACCTATTCAGAAAGAAAGCGGGGGCACTCCGGCCCCCGGCCGGATCAATCGCGCTCGCCGACGACGGAACGCTCTTCATCGGTGTAGTGCGCGATTAGCCTGCGGAGATGGGTGATGTTGAAAGTCGTGGTCTTGCGGATATTGGTGCCGCCGAAAAACGCATGGTCCCATTCAGAGGAGGCCGGAACCTGATCCGCCGGAACTGCATTGCCGCCGCGCGGCTCGAAGTAATCCTCAACAAAGGTGATCGCGCCAGCTTCAGGATGTCGCCGCGCGGCGTTGGCTACCTCACACGCGATGGAGCCGGCTTTGGCAGCCTCGTAGCCGTCATCCATCAGGTCGCGGAACAGCCACAGCGCGATCATGTCATCCGGATCGAACAGACGGGAGCGGCCGGGGACCGTGCATGGAGCGCAGCGGAAACGGCCCGCTGCGACATGTTCGTTGAAACGGTCTCGGTCGATACGGGCCACCCGACAGGCGGCGGCGGTGGTCAACTTCGGGATCATGGCATCCTCTCACCTCTTGCGATTTCCAAGAGGTACCCTAGCCTCTTGTGAAAATCAAGAGGTGAGACAAGAAGGCAGGAAAGTCCCTCTGCGCATGCGCGCTCTGCTATCCGTCCATGCTGGAACCGCCTCCTTTTTGGACACTCTCCAGCACCAGGGCTGCCAGGAAGTCACGCAGCAGTACGACGGCCACGGACATTTCCCCTCCGGGGATCAGGCCGCAGCGCAGGCCGGTTTCCTTGCAGGCCAGCCGGTTCAGCATCGCCAGCGCGTCGGCCAGTGTGCGGGGCGGGGTGGTCAAGATGGCGTCGCGCAGCTCGCACGCCACGGTGACGTTGAAGTCCGCTTCCTGTTCGGCCTCCTCACCCTTGCCCCGCTTGCTGTTGGCGGCGGCCAGCAAGGCGACCACCTCGGCGTCGGCATCGGCAAAGGTCATGATCTCGACGGAGGGAAGGCGCGTCGATCCGGTCAGGATCGGAGCGGCGGACAAAGCGGGGGTGTTCGCGCCCTTTGGCGCGTTGTTGGGGATCGACATGGGGATGCTCCAATGGGTGTCCGCCAGATGTGGCGGATGGGGTGAGTTGTCCGATTTCCGCGGACAACTGTCCGATCAGGGCGGACGGTTGGTGATCAGGCGGAAGGGGCGGAAGAGTGGTCCGGCCCCTTGGCCGGCTTTTCCTGGCCCAGCCGGGCGATGCGCGCCGCCGGGCTGTCAATGGCCTGGATCACGTGCCAGATCATGCCAGCGTGAGGATCGTTGCCGACAATGTGGCGAAAGTCCTGCTCCATATCCTCGGACAGCACGAGCACGTTCCAGGCGCAATCCGCGTCGATGTACTTGGTCAGCGCATAGCGAAGCTGGATCGCGACCCCTTCCAGGGTCTTCGGGCTGAATGCTTCGATACGCTCGCCGATGGTGTCCACCATCTCGCAGTACCGGTCGGTCTCGCCATCCGGGGCGCACTGGTAGGCTGTGGCGGCGGCCTGGAAGGCATCCCAGGCGAACAACAGCTCGATGTCGGCATGAGCGCCCCGCGGGACACCACGCTTGGGCATGCCGTTCACGGACGCAGGGATGACGTAGCTGCCAGCGCCGTTGGTGTTCGGCTCCGGCGGCGTGTCGGCCAGCAGCCGGCGGGCCTTGCACTCGGCGGCGGCCTTGCCGTCATCGGTGCTGTCCAGCACTCCCTCCACCAGGCGCCTGCCGTCCTTCTCGACGGTCCACAGGACGATGCGGGGCCAGCCGCTACGGGATTGGGAGTCGTGAACCTCCAGGGCATAGGGGCCGGCCTGTGCGGTGGAGATGGTCACGGAGCCGCCACCGGGGCCGGGAAGCTGGCGGGTGGTCCAGGTGATGGATAAAGCGGGGGCGTTCACGCCCTCGGGCGCGTTGGTCGGGTTCGTCATCGGGAAAGCTCCAGGCGAAGGGCCGGCCGGCTGGCGGGCCTGTGGGCGATCAGGCGGTGGTGGTGGCGTTGGGCAGATGGTCGAGTTCGCCCCGTTCCTCTTCCGGCTCCAGGTCCGGATCGCCGTCGCGGGCGTCCAGCTCGGCCAGGAGGGCGTCTATGGCGGCTTCGATCATGGGGCGGGGCCAGCGCGCCAGCAGGGCCGGCGGGCAAGGCTTGGGCGTGGCGAGAAATGCTCGCATGAGGGTGCCTCTGATGTTGCGTTTCGTACTGTTTTCGGTATATTGTACCGATACCATTATCTCATCGGCACATCAACAGGAAATCGGTACAAGGTCATGACGATTGTCGCCGTGCAGAGCAAAATGGCTCGGGCTGCCGTAGGCTGGGGAGTGCGTGACCTCGCTAAAGAAGCTGGCGTGTCGGTTGACACCGTGTCACGACTGGAGCGCGGCGAAGAGCTTCAACCGCGCACCCTCGCAGCGATTCAAGCAGCCCTTGAAGCGGCCGGAGTGATTTTCATCATCAGCAACGGTGAGGGCCCCGGGGTGCGGCTGCGAAAGCTGGCTGCTTTCCATGATGCGGGGAAGGAGAGCGATGCTTTCCAACAAATGGATTCCTCGCAAAGACCCGAAAAATGAAACGGCCGGTGTTGAGTTCATCCCAGAGAATGGGAGTGGAGCGGGGATTAGGTTGAAAGGCTCTTAGCGCTAACGTAAAATACTTGGAGGAAATTCGTGGCCGTCAGATCAAAATCTTTTGTTATTTTTGTCATTATTCTAGAGGCTATCATTTTTTTAGGGTGGTTCTATTTCATGAAGCCACAAGTAGAAAAGGAACACCTTTTATTAGCTTTGGCGTTTTTTGCTTTACTCTCTACGGCGTCAACATTTATCAAACTTATCGCAAAATATGAGAAAAGAAATAGCAAAGGAGAGAAGGAAAAACTATCTTACGCCAATGATATGGATGAGTGGTCAATAATGATTGATTTATGGGCAAAATGCGGTGGCTTAGCATTTGCCATATCGGCTTACATTTGGGGAAAGATAGTTTAATGGCTAGTTGGGAACTCGTCATTTTATTATAAACACCACTTATAGTTTCCATAGCATTTCTTGTGATCTAATAATAACCATGATTACAAAGAATATATGGTCCACTCAACACGATAAATCCCGCCCGGTTCATACCGAGGCGGGCTTTTTACTTTTCGGGCGTTAATGGCTGCATTTCCTGCACATCCACGTATGCCGTCAAGAACTTTTGGAAAGCATGGGTAGCAGAAAACACGCGCCAATCCATATGGTAACTTCAACGTGGCCCTTGTTTGAACGGTGCCCAAAACGCAATAATGCTTGTGTGCGGACCGGGGCGATTCACTTTGGCAGGTGAGCACCAAGCCGGCCACTGCACATCCTCTGCGTCGCTGGATGTAGAACCCGTGGATTCGGGCCATCGAACCCAGAGGACGAGCCAACGGAGGGCTACTGGCGACGAGCGTACGGCGTCAAAGGTAGGCCTATCATGTCGTAACGGGTGGCTCATCCCGTTGTCGGCCGCGTAAAACCGCAACCTTCAAGGTCTGCGGCGCCGTGGACCTGGAGGCTCAACATGAGCATTCAGGTCAAAGTCCACGTGAAGATCGACGTTGCTGCGATCATCGCGGCCATCGCCGTATTTTTCATGTGAGGCAAGGGGAGGCTGGGCAACCAGCCTCCTCGCTTTTCCAATCCTCAACACCACAGCCAACCACACCAGAAAGCCGCCAATCCGCCGGGCTGAAGGTCACCCCGGCGCGTTTCCGCTTATTCGCAGCGGGCAATGCGGACGGAGACGGCTCCCTATCGGGGCTGGGGACGCTAATGGGGACGCTGGGGACGCTGTGGGGACGCTGAAACCACACTCAGCGTCCCCACGATTTCCCCAATGAAATCAGTCACTTTAAACCCACAAAAGTTTTGGGGGACGCTGGGGACGCTCTTTTCTACTAAGAAAGGAAGGGAAGGGAGGGGGGAAGAGACATTGAAAGCCCTGTGAAAGCCCTGTGGAAGCCCCTCAGCCCTTGCCCTTCCTCCCCGCGGTGATGGGCACCACAGCCCCCGTTGCCCCCTGGCAGAAGTCGGCCCACAGCTTCATCAGGACGCGCCGCTTCTCCAGCAGGTCGCCGCGCCGATAGGCGGCCTCCACCTTGTTCTTGATGGTGTGGGCCAGTGCCATCTCGGCCACGTCGCTGGGGGTGTTCGTCGTCTCGGCCGTCCAGTCGCGGAAGGCCGAGCGGAAGCCGTGGGCGGTCGCCTCGATCTTCATCCGGCGCAGCACCATGGTCAGCGTCATGTCGGACATGGGCTTGTCGGGCTTGCTGCCCTCGAACACCAGGGCGTCGAGGTCGTCGGGCTTGCGGGCCAGCTTGCGGGCTTCCTCCAGCAGCTCGACGGCGCGCGGTGCCAGCGGCACCACATGCGGCTTGCCTGCCTTCATCCGCTCGGCCGGGATCGTCCACAGCTTGGCCTCGGTGTCGATCTCCCGCCACATGGCGCCGCGCATCTCCCCCGACCGCACCGCGGTCAGGATCAGGAACTCCATCGCCAGCTTGACCACCGGGCCGGTCTGGTCGGTCGCCCGCAGCTTGGTCAGGAAGGCCGGTACGTCGTCGTAGGGGAGGGCAGCGAAGTGCTCGCCGGAGTCCTTCTGTTTCGGCAGCCCCTTGGCGACGGAGCGCACCGGGTTCTCGCCTTCGCGGAAACCCTTGGTCGCAGCCCAGTCCAGCACCGTCCCGATCCTCTGGCGCACCCGGCGGGCCGTCTCGGGCTTCTCCAGCCAGATCGGCAAGAGCACGTCCCGCACTTCGGGCGTGCCGATCCTGTCCACCGTCATTGTGCCGATCACCGGGAAGGCGTGGGTTTCCAGAGTGGTGAGCCACTGGTCAGCGTGTTTTCCGTTCTTCCACGAGTCTTTGTGCTCGGTGTGGCAGGTGCGGGCCGCGCTCTCGAAAGTCGGCACGATGCGCAGAGCCTTTTGACGCTCGGCCACGGGATCGCCGCCGGCCCGGGCCACCTTGCGCATGGCTATCGCCGTATCCCGCGCCTCGGCCAGCGACACCAGTGTGGTGGACCCCAGGCCGATGTCCCGCCGTCTCCCCTGCACCATGATCCGCAGGAGCCAGCGCCGGGCGCCGGACTCGTCCACCTCCAGATACAGCCCGTTGCCGTCCGCATACCGGCCGGGCTTGGCGTTGCGCACCGTAACCGCCGTCAGGGCCTTCTCGGGGTGCCTCCCGGTTCGCTTGGTCAT